CTTCCCGATGAAGTAATATTGTAGCTACCCGCCACAAACTTTCCTGATGCATCATATTGGCAGCTTAAACGATATCTTTGACAAAGCAATGATGTTTCACCGTCCCATCTAATAAGTGGTGTTACATACCACCCTGGACTAGTTATTATATTTCCGTTCGTATCTAAGCCTTTGTTAAATCCGTCTGAATAGTTTGGGTTAAGCCTATTTGTTCCGTATTGTAGTTTAATGCCATTTTGCGTAAATTCAGTATCAAGTTGCGCCCCTGTCTTGGTTGTACCGCCTGCTAGCATTACGTCAGAAGGTATAACAATGCCTATATCAACCCACTTGTTAGGATCATAAGGGTTTGTTTCTGAAATTACATCATTGTATTTCCAGTAATGACCTGTATCAGTTGCTTTGTATGTATCACCTTTCTTTGGTGTTGTTACCTCTGATTTTATGGTAGCTACATTAGCTTTTGATCCTAGAAGGTTTGTTCCTGATACTGCATCTTGCAATTCGTTTTTTGTAGCTAATGTATCAAGAGATACTTTAGATGTCCTTCCTGATTTATACCCTATTGCTTCAAACCCTGCTGGCGAATCCTCTGTAGGTAATTGAGATGGTTGTATGCCGTTTATATTTATATTATCTGCCATTTCAAACTATAATAGTTTCGTTGTTATCAGTTAATAAAAGCTCATTGTTCTCTGTAACCAGTACATCATAAGTTATCGTTTCGCCCAAAGGTTCAGTAAATCGAATAGCCACTTTCCCATCTGTAAATCCTATACCCATATCAAGGCTTTGCGGGTCTTCCATGTACAAGTAGTATGTTTCATCTATTGATGTCACAGAAAGCTTAATTTGTCCGTTACTTATCTCACTCTTGAAGTCTTTGTACTTTGTCAAATATTCGCTTCGTGTTGAACAAGTAATGTCAAAAATCAATATAATTTGCCTGCTGTTTTTCTTTGGGTTAGTTATGAAAACTTGTTTGCCGTCTTGAGAACGAGACTCATTCTCTATATATGACTTCATAGGATAAGGAGAAAGCAGATTTTCATAAGAGTTATCCGCTAACTTGACATTCCATGTAGACCATGCGTCTTTGTCATTTATAAATAATTCGCCTGTCATTATTTTTTTATTTTAAAGTTACTTATAGCTTAAAAACCTATTACCCTAATATGCTTTTACGAGTAAACAGTATCTATTTTGTTTGCTTATAAGTATTTAATCCACGAAAACAGCTTCCTTTTGATTAAATATTCATCATCTAATTGATTGATATACGCTTCACGTTCGAATGAAATATTATAGTATGCTAACATCTTATCCCGGTACTGAATAAGCCTTATTAACCACTCTATACAATACCATAAGTAAAAGAATACCCAAAGCATTTCGTTCCCTTGCTTGACGTGTATTGCTTCGTGGTTCTTGCTAGTTTCGTTAAGCTCTTTTCTTGCAAACACAACCCCAAACAACGTAATAGCTATAAATCCTTTCGGCGGTATCAACTTATTTTGTACTATCTTCATGTTTTTGATTTAAAGATACAGGCATGAAAAAAGCCTACCATGTGATTAGTAGGCTTTGGATAAATAGTATTTGAGTGGTTTGATTATTATTTATATTGAATAAGCATTTTTACGTTTCATATATTCAATAAACTCAGTAATAATAGCAGTTTGAAAACTACGAGTTTCGTCTTCTACTCCATATTTTATGTGAATAAATTCTTCAAGAATAGTATTTACTGTTTCATTTATACCCCTAGTTAATCCTACATCTGATAATATAATATCATCTCCTCTTATAGTTCCAAATACTTTTTTATTATCAAATACTGCTACTTTTATATTATAAGGAATGACAAACCCGCACTCTTTAAGAAATTCATTCGCTTCTTTTATAGTCTGCAATGCTAGACTATCAGGGTGTATAATACGATAAACTGATCCGTTTCTACTCATATCAAATCTATCGCCTACTTGTTCATGTCCTAATTTACCTCGAATTGCCGTATATACTTTAGTAGGAACTATTGCAAATTGATGAACCTCATCTGGTTTAAGCAGACCAGCAAATCCTTGTGGAGCTACATTTATATTCCTTATAACTTCCTCTGCCTCACAAGATAAGTAGCTACTATTTATAGTAATATAATCACCTATATTAGATTCTATATTATTAGGATTATTAGAATCAATTAAAATCTGTCTAAATACTTCTTTATTTGTACAACTAAATATCAATCTCCAAAGATACTCGGATACTTCCCATGAGTATTTTATAAGACGATTCTCATCAATAGATATGTCATGGAAATCATAATCAAAAGAACTATTTAAATTTGTTTCATGACAACGAATTCCTTTTCTATAAATATTTGCTTTAGAACCTGTCTTTTTTAGTATTCTACCATATTTTCCTTCAAATAATATCTCTTTGTTTTCTGCAAAATAATTATCAAAATTAGAGAAGAAGTCCATCACATCCGTTTTTATATCAAAATATACATGAGTTTCTCCTTCTGCAGGGATAATATCGTTAACGCATTCTATTGAAGCTTCCCCTTCATCAATAGCATTGCAATATAATTCCCTAACAGCTTGCCAGAACTGCCAATCAACACCCATCTCAGTGGTAATAGATGATTGTTCACCATTAACATAAATACGATTAAATATATGACCTCTAAACTCTTCCTGTTTAGTTTCGATAAATATTTCTTCTTTTCCTGCAAATATTTTTACAATGTATTTATTCCGTAATAAATAGGCTAGAGCATATTTATTACCGCTACCAAAACGACCTATTTTAGTACTATCATCTCGTTTTGATGATACACCTACTAATGTAAGTGCCCTAGCATCAATATGTCCCTTGTTTTTAATCTTAACGTATTTCATATTATATAAATTATTATTATTTCATTTCCATTATTTCGGAAGCTCTATATTTCTTATCCGTATTTCGTAAGCTATACGCTTGCGGTTCTCGTGTGTCAAGTTGGTAGATAACATATCCTGTAAATGATCTGTAGACAGTTGATCTAGTTCTGTGAATGATATATCTTTTTTCATAATCAATCCCCCGAATATGCACGGTTAGCGTAATAGCTTTCTATACCTACATTGTTACTTGCATTAAAAGAATAAATAGAAGTATCAACAGGTTTTCTGTTAGCTTCTCTGCGAGCTTCTAATACATCACATTTAGCTCTTTGCCATGCAATAGAAAGACATTCAGAAAATGATACGCTTGCGTTTCTTCTTTTGATCGACCATGCTGCCTTAAATATCCTGCTTTTGTTGTAACGTGTCATAATTAATTAAACTTTAGTTGTATAATCACAATGCAAATATAACTATATGTTTAATATTGTAGATGTTTATTTAGTTAATAAATATTAAATAATTATATATATAGTTTTATTATTTAGTTTTTAATATATTTGTAGTTTAATTAATAACTAAATAACAATTTACATATGATTAAACTAAGAGTTAAGGACATATTGAGAGAAAAGGGTATTACACAAAAAGACTTAGCTGATAGACTCAATATTACAGAGGTTGGATTGTCGAAATCGTTAAGCGAAAAAGGAAATCCTACAATATCAACATTGGATAATATTGCAAATGCATTAGATGTTAATATAACTGAGCTGTTTGAGCCAAAAGGTATAAGTGGAATTATAAAGATTGATAATAAATCTTACGAAATAAATTCCCTAGACGACATTAAAAAATTATTGGCTGAAATAGAGGATAATAAAAGTTAATTTGTAGTTTTGTGGATTAACTTAAATCTTATTGTATGAAAAATAAGACAGTAGCAGCATTATTAGCAATATTCTTAGGTTGTCTAGGTATTCATAAATTCTATTTAGGTAAAGGCGGGCAAGGGGTTTTATATCTTCTTATAACAGTATTTACGTTAGGTATAGCAGGTATAATAATAGCTATAATTTCTTTAATTGAAGGTATTATATTAATATCAATGAGCGACAAAGAATTTGATATGAAGTATAATAAACAGTATATGGCAGCGAACCAAAATAACAATCATAGAGGTGATTATATTGAAGATATACGCAAGCTATACCAACTCAAACAAGATGGTATCATAACCGAACAGGAATTTGAGGATAAAAAAAGAAAGATGTTGTAAAATAAACTCACTTAATAATATAAATATGGAAGGATTTTATTTATTTATAGGTATCGTTATTATTGTATTCGGTATTCTTCAAATTATATTGTTTTTTAAGCTTTGGGGTATGACAAACGATATTCGAGAAATAAGAAATGAATATATAAATAAATCAGAAACCTATAATACAAATGATGATATCATTATAAATAAATCGGTAATACATAAAGTTTCAGGTAAAACACTTATTGCGAAATTGTATGACAATGATACAGATAAATATGTGTGTTATTCAGAATCAGGAATATTTGAAAATAGATTTTCTAAAGACGATCTTATTTTTTTAGAAGATTAGAATAATAAATTAATACTATAATGAAAAAATACATATTGCTTTTCATGCTATTGCCTTTTTTTATTTCTTGCTCAAGCGATGAGAACGAACCTATGCAGGATTATACAAGCTTTACGCTAGAGAATAAATCTTCCGTTGATTTACCGAATGTCGTTATTGGTTATCTAACTGATGGAAGGTATAAGAAGATTGCTGATTTAGGAAATATAAATAAAGGAGAAATATCAAATGAGATTAGAATAGCTAATTCATCTATTAAAGAGATATATGTATTTTTTGATTATTCTGATTATGTAGCTGCAATAAGAGCTGATATATCTTTTATAGTTTATGAAAATAAACTAAATAAATTTGTTCTGCCTAGCGGAATAAAGGGTATTGCGATAACGGATAAAACAGATCCGGCACAATACCCTCAATAATCTACTCAACTATTTCTAAGTTACCGTTATTGCTCCATACCGTACCTATTGGTTCAAAATCGGAACTAGTTGGTATTTCACTATTAATTATCAAAGTTGGATCACCTAAAAGAGGTTTAAATGTTATCCCTTTAGGTGTAATTACACATTGGCTCATTAAGTCGCCGTTTATTACACCTGAAACTTTGTCGGTGTACATGTCTCCAAGTGTCAACTTAGTAGAAATAATGTCATTTGTTGAATCCGTTGAATTTATCCATTCTAATTTTGCAATAGAGATACTTGAACCTCTAAATCTTGCAAACATTTCAATGGATTTATTTTCAGCGTCAAAAACTATCTTATTTCCGTTGGTATCTGAACTTGTTACTTTCCCTCTCATAACTGCCTGCCCCATTATGACACGCCCGCCATGAGTAACCGCAAATCCTGCAACATCATCTGTAGCTTCTGGGTTTTCGACCAAGTTTATGGCTTGTTGTAAAGTTCCTCCACCCCAGAACGCAATATCATCATCATTCTGCTTTACACCGTTTACGCCTGCTGTATTTACCCAAACATCACCCTGCATTAATCCCATTTGAATTAATGTAGTCAATATAAGACCTCCATCTATCGTTGTTTCATTCTGTAAAGCAGTACGCAAGTAATTCATACCTCTAATGCTTCGTGTGTTATTGTTAGATGCTCTCATAGCCTCTAAATAATTCACATCAGCCTCTTTCTTGTTGCTGTCTACTTTGGCTTCTAATGCTTTTCTACGGCTATAACGAGGCTTTTCTCCGACTAAGTATTCATCTTTACAAGACACAGGGTATTTAGTAAATCCACGAATACGAGACACTTTTTCGCCTCCGTTAAAGATCAAACTTTTAAGTTTTACGCTTTGCCCTAAACCCATATCTAACCCATAAGCAGCAACCCTAAAAGGATTAGCCATACATGTATAAGTAGCGTTTTCTTCTTGAAGGCTTGCCATTTTCGCTTGTGCCTCTGTTAATAGTTCCTGTTCTGCTTCTCCCACATACTGATCGCCAACTAAAGATATATTGAAGTTATAAAGCACATAGAAGTCACCTACACGTGGACATAGTAAGTCATTCGGTATAATTAAATCTGGGTTATCCTGATTGTTTATTATTTCAAATTCTTGTCCGTGCTCTTCTGTATTGTGGAAAGCTAGTTCAAAATCACGACCTGATAGGAAGCTGTTTTCGCCAAATTGAAGCGATAAAGTTAGCCCCGGTAATATATATTCAGAATTGAAGTTCAAACCACTATCCTTGAAATAAAATACCGTCATTTCTATACCATCATCATTTTTTACGGTTGCCGTTCTAAGTGCTGTAATCGTTCCTGTACGCTTCGGATATATATAATCAAATGTAAATACTTTCTCAATAATCTTATTCCCTGTCATATTCGGGAAAGCGTCTATATAGTCTCCGTTGGAAATTGGGAGTCTTAAGCGTTTTTGTACAATAGCGTCCACAACTTCACTGCTTCCTGTACTTCTGTAGTTTGATGGTATATTTCGAGTCCCACCAAAAGCATACATACGTGTACAATATTCGTCACTGTTTTCATTTGAGCGTGTAATGTCTATCAATTCTATTTCTCGCCTTAGCTCCATCAGTTCGCCTTTTGAATAGCTATACACTAAGTTTATTGTTTTAGCTTCATAGTCTAAATACCATTCGCAATTAAACGCTTCTGCAACGTCTGTAAGAAAATCGAAAACATTCTGAGAACTGAATGTAAGATTCTGCATATCGGTAGGCTCTACAACTCCTACGGTCCATGTTTCACCGGTGTATGCGTTTATATTATCACAACCTATCTGTAAGAATGTTCCGGCATGCTCCATTAGCGTCCATTCAGCCTCTTTCAATCCTTGATAAATATACCAACAAATAAAATCCTGCCAGAACATTTCAGGGGCTTCAAACTTTGGTTCATACTTGTAATTCTGAAATCCGCTTTCTGTTGGCTGACAGTCGGTGCGTATGGCATATCTTATACCCTTATAGTCTATATAATCAGCACGTACAAAGTCATATTTTATTGTTAGCGGAAATGTGAACTGAACATAATGTTCTGACATTAATTCATTAGCCTGCTTGAAATCGTTAGGAATATCTAGGCGCACTTTAGGTTCGCCCCATGCATTGAAAATTGTAAGATCGTTACCTATTGTAATCATAATATTGTTTTAAAAAAGAAAGGCAAAGAATAAAGATGTCCAAGGTTGCAGCCTACACCTAAATTCAATGCCTTTCTTTATATTTTTATACCGATGGCTGCAAGTATCGGATGTTTGTTTTCGTACTTCAAATGTAAAGTATACTACATCCCTAGCCTATTAAATTGATATTAGCAGATAAACAGTTTTGAAAGTATTTATTTTTACATTTCGTCAGTATTTCTCTTTATACCTTCTATACCATCTCTAATAGCATACAACTCCTTAGTGTTCTTATTTATATCCTTTAATTCATAATAAGAATTGATAGCTATATTCCTGTTTTCTTCCATCATGCGTTCTATTCTTAGCGATGATTGGCTAAGTACACCCAGAGGCATAGCGATAGTATCAAAATTAAACTTCTCGCTTACAGGCTGATTCCATTGCGCTATACGTGCGACGTTTTGATCTAGTGATATAAGGCGCATTTGCGAACCTGTTTCTATACCTACAAGTTTATCTCCTGTATCTTGTGACATAGAAACTGAATAACCAGACGATGGAGTTTGAGATGATCCTTTTGACTTATCGGTATTCTTTAAATCTATCCCTGTAGCATCTTTTATATTTTGGTTTATAGAATCTACCATGCCTTGTATTGCAGGGAGTTGTGTTTTATACCTATCCATTACAGAATTAGTTTCTTTAGCTACTGCTTCGGATAATTGAGCCTCGGTTAAATTCCCTTTAGAGTATTCTTCATAAAGTTTTGCTATATTATCTTTGAAGTCTTTAAAAACATCTTTCAGTAATATAGTTTTTATCATATCGGACACTATATCCCTAAATGTTTCTTTCGCATAATCTTTAAAGCTATCTAAAGCGTTTTTCCCTTCATCAAACCAATCCCATATAGAGCTAACCATATTATCAACTAACGGCTCATACAAGGAATTTACATATTCTCTTAGTTGTGCTCTAAATTCATTATATTGCTCTGTAAGTGTCTTTAATTCTTCTAAAGTCTCTTTTGTCTGCCCTACTAATTTATCTCCGTATTTTTCGAGTATGACACCTGCTAGTTCTTGATTGAGCATACCATCAGCACCAAACAATTGAGTATCTAAACCTTTTTTAAATAGATCTTTGTTGTTATTAATCCATGTTTGCAGATCTTCTGTTTTTTGAGATTTACCGCCGATCCCGGAACCAAGAAAACCGCTACTCTTTTTTCTTGTCTCGATCCTTAGATTATTTACAGCCGCAGTAGTACCTTCTTTGTACTTTTTATTTAGCAAGTCGAATCCGAATGTTATCTTACTAACCCAACTAACAGCAGATTTAAATGTATTTGTAAGCCAACCTCCCGAACCTTTATTTTCATAAATAGCCTGTTCTTCGAGCATCTTATCTCTATATGACTCGAATATCTTAGTTTGAAGTTCTTTATAGTCCTTTAGGTTTCGAAGGCTATCGTTTCCAAACCATGAGTTTTCAGCTTGACGAGCTTTTAATACTGCAATTTCATATTCATTGACAGCATCACGCATATCGTTTATTCTTTCTATCTTCTCATCATACTTTTCGTATTGACTGAAAGCATCAGGAAGGATAGAATTAAGCTGTTTCATCAACTGGATAGCGGTAGAGATAATAGTAAGTATGACAGATGCTTTTTCTACAACAGAAATAGCTTGTGCACCGGTCTGCGCAACTTTTTCTATACCTTCGCTTGCAGTAGTGTAGAATGATGTAATATCCCCGATAAATGAAATTATTTCGCCTGATGTGCCACCAAGTGCATTTCCAAGACCGGACATCTCTTTAGCTAATGCAGATACTTGATCTCTTATTTTCTTTTGAGTATCTAAAACCTTTTTGTTTTTATTATAATATTCATCTTTGGCTTTATTTACCCTCTTTATTGCTTCTTCTTCCGTTAATAGTGGATCACCAATACCTAATTTAACCAGTCTTAAATCATTTTCGGCTTTTATTAATCGTTGATTGGCTTTTACAGCTTCATCTTTCTGTTTTATAAGAGATCCGTATAGGTCACGATTAGAAAGCTCATCGGCTATAGATTGTATGGTAGCTGTATATTCTCGAAGGTCTTTCGGCGATAATGTTTTTGCAGCCTCTTCTTTGAATTTTTCAAATTGACCAAGAAGAGAATTAAGCGTTTCTGTTGATGTTGTTCCCAGATCTTCGAATGCTCTGATATATTCTGGAGCCTCTTTCATGCGCTCAAAGTCGAATGATATAAGATCTTTTCCCTTATCAGTTGTCGCTTTTGCAATGGATCTATTAAGTTTATTTACTGCTTCTTTATCTCCTTTCTCTTGAGCCTTTTCCCTTAATTTTATAAGGGTATCAATGTCCTTGTTGAACTTCTTTTCTATATCGAGTCTTTGATCTGCATAAGATTGATATTTGTCTGTTAACTCCTTTAAAGTATCTTTGTTGGCTTTTAATAAAATAGCAAATGATATATTTGTCTTTTTATTTATTTGCTCTTGAATATATGCATCGCTCAATTCTTTTGGCAATAGCGTTTTATCAAAAGTTGCAAAATTAAACCCGGTATCTGTACCATTATTTTTTATATAAATATTCTTGGCTGCTTCTTGCTGATCTTTTATCATCTTTTGGCGGAACTCTTTAATTGATATAAGTTCTTTTGCCATATTCAACTGATTTTGCCTATATCTTTTATCAAAACTATCATCCTCAATATCCAACATTTTTTGCTCGTACTCAAGTTGTTGTTTTGCTGATTCGCTATCGAGTTCGGCTTGAAGATTAAGTAGTTTCAATGCTGCATCTCGCATCCTTTGAGCTCTCTTTTCTCCTTTAGGATCTTCTTCTTTCGTATTTTCTAACCCCGGTGTATATTTTGATGAGCCTATTGTATATTCCAATGATACATGTCCCATCTTTTTACCGGCTAACTGTTTAGCTTCATTTATTGATTTTGAAACCTCTAATGTTGCTTGCGCTGTATTTTGAGCGAAGTTTTTAATAAAATTATTATACGCTTCTAATGCTTTAGCAGGAGAACCAATATTACTCATAACATCTGCAAATGCACCCATAGCATCAATGGCTATTTTTACATCTTTTTTAATATTTGCAAATACAGCAGTAAATATGACATATACGCCACCTATAGCAGCTCTCAATGTTTCAGAAGTATTATACCAATAAATAAATTTATTTACTACTACTTCTATTCTTTTAACGAGTAACGGCAAGTATCTTTCAGCTAAAGCACCTATAGAATCGAACGCACTAGCAACTATCTCATTCCATATAACCCTTATTCCAAGCAAGGCATTGCCTACTTTTAGTTGTGCATTCTCTCTCTTAGCTGCTGCAATCTGTTCTTTATCGGCTGCCGATAACACATAATTTCCCTGCTCTTTTAGTTTTTCATTTATCATATCTATGGCAGTTCCCATAAAATCGCCTGTTTTTTTAGCTCTTTTCTGTAACTCTGCCACATTAATTTGTAGGTTATCAAGTATTTTTATTGATTTTCTTCCAAGTCCTGTTACAATAGAATCTACTAAATAATCTACGCTTTGCCCTGTATCTGCTGCTCTTTGTTGTGCAAACTGTAGAAGTCCACCAAGTTTTTGAACAGGAATGCCAAAGTTTTGAGCTTGAACTGCTGCTTTCATCAATTCAAGATCATTAATTGTTCCTTTTGTCGATTTTCTTAATCCATCTAATAATGTTGGATCATTTAATCCATCGAACGCCCTTTTGACTCCTTGCGCTTGTGTTGCCATTGCAATACCCTGTGCTGCGAACTCCATAGCAACAGATGTTAGTTTAGCTATTGCAGCTCCAACAGCTAATATAACCCCTCCGATCTTAGCAATGCCAGTATTTAATGCACCTAAACCCGACGTTGTTGTCTGAGTCGCTTGATTGGCTATATTTTGCTGAGATGTATATTTCTGTATATTTAATTGAAGTTCATTAACTCTTTTTGTTGTGTAGAACAACTCGTTATTGAGACGATCATAAGCTTTTGGGTCGCTTTCTCTTTTCATACCTGCAAGAGAAGCCCTTAATTCGTCTATTCTTCTTTTTAAGTTAATAACCTCTTGGGCGTTCGCCTTTATGTTTATTGCTGATCCTGCCATAATTTTATATTTTTCTTGCTTCTGATTCTACTTTTAAAAATCCGCTACTTACCACATCATAACCTTTACCTTCCACCCATGTACAATACTCCATTCCATTACCGCACACAAGCTCTATTCCTACACCATCTCTGTATTTATCTAAGAAATAGCTCATAGTCGGTAACCCTATACTCTCGTATAGAACTTTGCCCTCTTTATACAGTCTATAAGAATTTGCGTTTCTTAAATTTTCTGTATGGTCCATATAATCTTTAGGCACACTATTTTGCCCTTTATGTCGTCTTGCCTCAATTACATAAGCCTCACCTATACGCATCATTTTTAAGATAAGTTTCCTTTCTTGCGCTTCAATTTCCTTAAACACATCATCAATTCCGCTTAGGTCTACATCTATCTTTATCATCCTTTTATATTATTCCCGAATAGCTCATCGCTGCTTTTTCGGATTATTATATCCCCTGTTGCTTCTCGTTGTTTATCTGCTTGCATCATAACTAAGTTTCGGTATGGTATCAACTCGAAAACTTCTTTGTATGAAAGGTGTAAACTATCCATGAATGAGGATATTTGCCCCATCATTGTATCACCACCTATTATAGTGGTCTTGCTATTATTTTTGCTGCGCTCAAGCACCCTTGCGCACTTCGAAAAACCTTTTCCTTGTCTATAAGGCTTAATATGGTATCTATTGCAATATCTATTTCATCTTGCGAAACGCTAGGATCTTTATTTATCCATTCGTTGTATATCTTATCTGATAATTGAATATCACTTTCTATAAATCTGCTTATTCCTCTTAGCTGATGTTTTGATATTTCAGGTATCTGGGTGACTAATGATAGGTTTGTTTGGTCTTTTAAATTAAAATCTATCTTAGCCCATTCACTAAGACCTAGACACATAGTCTTAATAGTTGGTGCTTTTACCTCATAAGCCTTACCCCCTATGAATATGGTCTTATAGTCTAATCCTAAAAGTGCCTCAGATACTAGTTTAGCTGCTTCGTTCATATTATTTTTATCGAAAAAGGGCAAGCAGTAAACACCGCCTGCCCTTTTGGTTATACATAATTATTTTCTTATCCTATGACTGCTGCGTCAACGGCTGATTTGCGAATCTGAACGAACCCTTCTATCGCTGTATCCGGAACCATAGCTGTAGCCGTAACCAACATGCCTATTGCATTATCCACGGTTGAATCTCTTGCCTGAATAAATGCTTTAGGGAATACGATATACACGCCGTCTTCTGTCAATGCAACCACAGACTTGTAAATGTTTTGTTTTGTAGATGGTGCACCGTATTTATCAGCCCCGGCTGTTCCTCCCTTAAAGTCAGCAATATTTGTAAAATCAAACTTACCAACTGTAAATGTGATTACTTTTGCTCCTTTAGCGGTTGTACCACCCCTATACACTTCGCCTGTTAGCTGATCTGTATAGAAGTTTGTTGTATCTTCTGCTTCGTCATAATTCCATGTGTCTTGATGCACGTTTGGAACTGTTTTTGTATTCTCATCTGCCAAAAATGCCTTTAATTCTGCAGGGGTAAGACCTTTTGTCGGGTCTCCTGCTACTGGTGCGGTTGCTGCTGTCAATAGATCATTACTATGATAAATAGCTGAAATTCCTATTCTTGAAATACTTGCCATAATCTTTATAATTTAAAATTTTGATTTGTTACTTTTAATCTTACGTTTAAAAAGTTACTCCATGTTTCAGGATCATCTTCTTGAACAATATCCTCCAATCTGTAATAGATGGTTTTCCCTTCGAACTCTACGAATGTCCGTTTGTAGAATAACTCAGTGCATACCCTTTCTAAAATTCTTAATCTTGATGTATCAGGCATATATGAACCTAAATCATTCAAATATTTCTTAGGTACATAAACACATACTCTTGCATACGTTTGCTGCCAATCACTATTATCAGTAGCATTAACGATAACGACTATTCTCTCTTTAACAGAGCCTTCTTTCACTGGCAAATGTTGATCCTTTACTATTTCAGGAATTAATCCTAAAACAGCATTAGATTTAACATTGTCAATCAGAATAGTTTTTATGTCGTTTGTTGCTATCATTTACTACCTAATATTATTTGAGTATAATTCAAAGCACTAAGCCTTTTTAAATCTACGATCTGTGATTTTGCTCTGACAAGTTCTCCCTCTTTAACTGTAACCGTCACGCCTATTCCTAAATCGTCTCTACGATCTAAATTGACTGTATGTGTTGGTATTATCCCTGTTCCGGCATAAGCTTTCTTTATATCTGTACTTGCATCATGCAAAAAGCAATCGCATAAATATTCTACAGTTTCAGTGCCTTCTTGCCAATCTCCGTTTTCATCTTGATAAGATGGTGTCGATTTGTGGATATACAGTTTATGAGGTTTGAAATACATTACAAAAATCTTACAGATGGTTTTTGATTAAGTTCATCTTTAATTCCAAGTTCTTTACATAGCCAAGCATAATATTGAAGTATGTCTTTTGTATCAAATGATACAGAGAACCCACTTTCAGATATTGATTTTGCTCTAAGAAGTAATTGAGGTATGATATATCTAATTAATCCAAGATACACCGAATTTCGATTTTCATTTGAAAATTCTAAACCTACATCAATACCCATAAGATCAAGATCAGCAAGATCAGCCTCTGAGATATTCACTCCGTAAGGCTGAAATTTGCTTGTTATGTAATCCTTTATTATCATTTGGATACTTTCTTAGTTGCCTTCTTGTCTTCTACTACTTCTTCTTTAGGATCCTCTTTTACTTCGAGTTCTATTAATCCTCTTTCTGTAAGGTCTTGAATCCTTGCTTTATCAGAAATATCAATAACCTCACCCGGTTTGTATTCCTTTGAAAAATCGAACTTATCAGTAAAACCCTTTAATACTTTTACTTTCATAGTAGAAATATTTATGAGAAGTTAACCAAATCTAAGTTTACAATCTTATGAGGTGCAGCGATGTTTGGTATCCATTCGGCTCCATACTCCATGAAACGACCTTCTTCGGTTCTAACCTGTGATATATACATACCACCCTCAGAGCGAGTATAAACTTTACCCGGTATAGGATCGCTTGCTTCGTATGGCTCATGCCACATCATCTTACCGATCTTATCAGCTTGCAATAGTGTTACACGCTTGTCTGCAAATGTTGAAACAGAACCCCCGTCAGTTGTAGCTACATATTCTTCAACTATGCGTACAGGTGGCAATCCTATACCAGTGAACAGCTGATTTGCCATAGCGTCAGTCATAAGACCTCCTGCCGATGCTAGTTCTGCGCTACCGAATATCATCTTATAGTTTGTTCCAAACTCGGCAGCACCGATGATATATTTATTGAATGTAGATCTTGACATCTCGATAACTGAGAATGCGCCAATAGTTGCCCGAAGTGATTCGATCAATGTTTTCAGGTAAGTAATAAACTTATCCTGATCGCCTACTAATGGTGTGTAGTACTTAACCGGCAATTCAATATCAAGAAGCTCAATTCCTTGCGGATTATCTGCAAGCTTCACCTCTGCTTTACCTGTTGATCTCAAAGAACCTACAACCAAATCCATACGTTTGTGAGGCGCAAGAAGTACTTGTCTCAAATCGTCTGTGATATAATCAATAATAGCATTCAGCGCAGCTATTTGATCGGCTGTTTTAGCCTGATTGTATTTATCAATCAAAGATTTAAGCTGATCTAGTCGGTCGTTATCCATCTGATAACGGTCTCCTAAATAAGCAACTTCTCCGTAACCTTGTCCTATAGACCGGCGTTCACGAAGCGGTTTGTTCGAGTTCCTGTCAATGATTGATCCTGCTGTTACACCTGTCACAGTTCCAAGATAAGTCTTGAATGTGCGTGACATTGTTTGCTCAAAGTCAAGATAACGCTTCCAATAGATAGTGTCTAGCTTTGTTTGCATTACCCTGTCAATTATCGCTTTTACGATATTTGCATCGTTGAATAATTTATCTAATGTCAATTGCATAGCTTATAATTTATTAGGGTTGAAACATAAAATTATCACCTAGAGAAGCTTTATCCTTGTCAGAGATAGGAAGTTTAAGCTTACTTTCTATTACCTCATAAGCACGTCCAACGGCTGTTACTGTTGCTCCGCTTTCTACTTTAGTTCTCGCATAATTAAGTTTGTTGGCTACATTCTTAGGGGTTGTTCCTCCTACTGCTGTTGCTTCAAACAAAACCTGACCGACTGTAACGGCTGCACCGATTGTGGCTGCTACTGTCACAAGATCATAACTTGCGTTTGTCTTATCAATGGCTGTTACTTCTGCTCCTTTTGCTCCTGTTCCTAAATACATACCTACTGCAATAAGAGAGTTTTTAGCAATCTTATACGATGTGGCTGATGCATTAGCAGCTTCAACAATAGTAGCATTCTTAACAACCTTTACTTTGCGAGTGGTGAAATCCACTGCTATGGGTGCTAATACCGGAACAATATATCCATCTGTTAAAGAAGAATCGTCCAAGTTGAAACCTCCCGAATGACGGAAGACTGTTTCAAAACGGCAAAGTTCCTCGATTACCGGTTCAGCGTTCAGGTTATAACTAACTCCTGCTGGCATAATTAATTTTGTTTTTGTTGTTCTACAATTTGTTTAGTTCCTGTGTTTATCATCCCTGCGATAAGCTCTGACTCTTTTACGTTCTCGCTACCGCTGGATGGAGGTACTGTTTCTTTGAATCCGTTGTTTGCAAGCTCCTGATTACGCTCTCCCCATTTAGTGCCGATTTTTTCAGCCCATGCATCTACTTCTGCTTCGTCTTTGAAAGTTCTACCGTCTAAAATATCAGAAGAGTACCATTCAGGCACTTTCTTTTCAGACAGGATGCTTGTAAGCTTTTGAGATAATGTAGCATGTGTTTTTTCTGCCTGTTGAGCTCCTACTGTTGAAGCAAGCGTTTGAACAGTTGCCGTAAGACCTTCAATAGCTTTTTGCCATTCTGGGACATCTTTAGGTGGATCTTGTTTTGTCGGATCATCTTTATTCTCAGTACCCTTTGCTTTCAGTTCGTCTAATTGTTTCTGTAGACCCGATTTCTCGTTTCGTACTGTGTCAATATCTCCCTGAAATGCTTTTAAAAGACCTTCGACCCCACTAATAGCGGTTTCGATTGCACTTTCTTCTGTGACGGTTTTAGAAAGGTAGTCAGCCACCCCGTCAAACGCCTTATCACCAAACCCAAAGGTTTTATACTTCGTTTTCAGTGCTACTAATAGTTTTTCTTTCATTTTTATTTATTTTCGTTCGTAATCTTTGTAGTATAAAATTACTTAGGAACGAATTGAGGGAGAAGTAATTTAAGGTCGGGGAATAAACAGTTTTGTTTCTGTTTGTGAGTAGGTATAAAAAGGAAAAGACACCCTGTTATAGAGTGTCTTTGAGACCTATTTAGTAGTCTGTCAGTCTATATCTATTATTCTTGTTCTTAAATCTTCGATTCTACCTAGAATCATAAGATTGTGCTCGTGTATATCAATAGGGATAATATCTAACTCTCTGCATGATCTAGCATGCGAAACAGCGTCTTTCTTTGGGTATATCCCCGCTTCACTCCTTTTATTGGTATATCCGCATGAATTAGGTCTGTAATATTCTCATTTTTTTAGATAGCAATAAGTTATATCCTGATTTGCTAATATAGAATCAAGGTCTTGGCTCCTTTGCCGCCCGCTTAACTCGTTCTCTATTTGAGAATCGAATAATTCTTTACCCTCGAATAAGTAAAGGTCATATTCTTTGGCTCGAATTATAGGAATGTTGATATATGAAAGATCAACACATCCCCTCAATTGCATATCATAAAATTGAGTGGCTTTTATCAGAAGTGCTGATTTAGCCTTATTTATAGAATCTGCATGAAAGAACACATCTGAATACAAATATCCCTCCTCTATTTTTTCGAGATCTATCTTGAATGCTTTTTTTGATATTGGGTATTTTTGTTCCATCTTCTTTTACTTTTTCTTCAACTTATCTTTTAAAAATAAATAGCCGTTAACCCATTAGAAGTGATAGATCATCTTCTGAATTACCTATCTTTTTACATCGGTTATCAATTTCCCATGCAGATAAAGAAACATTCATACTGTTTGATCCTTTTGAATAAATCTGACCTATTACGCTAAGGATAGAACTATCATAAACCAATAGAACAACATCTCCTTTGTACGCTTCGTGCTCATAAATATCGCCTTCGTAATGCTCTGTGCCGTCATCCGATATGTGCAATAGCCTGCAAATAGTATCGGGTATAACGTTCCATCCATCAAGATCACTACACCCGCTGGGATAAATATTGGTTCTAGGAAGAATATACATTAACCCTTGTTTTGAACCAACGCCATGTATTAAATCGCCGTAAACCCATTCTTTGTTGTCTCTTCTTTTTGCTTTAAATTTAAAAACTCTCATTTCCTTTTCAATTTATATTCAATTAAATGTTAGAGGTTATCATCTCCAAATACATTTCCTATAACTTCATATTCTATGTCGTCTCGCATCCTATAGTCAGATGTACCATCAAATAAATATAAGCAGCACCAAACTTGATTCCAGTAAACTTTAGATTCGTGATATTCGGTTTTCCATGGGCGTTTGAATCGATGTTTTACTATATCGCCCTCATATATCTCTTTTCCGTTCTTATCTGTTAAGCCCGTGAACTGCAAAAGGTCGTAATTAGAGCAGTACATTTCGAATACGGTTATAACCGTATCTTGGTATGCAATAGTATAGTGGCTACCTATGCTGATAGATAATACCTCATGCTGTTTACTCTCAATGTAATTCCTTTCTTCTTCCGAGTAATAGCCATTGTCTCGGATTTTAAATACGCCTCTGAATTTTATCTTTCTCATTGTCTTTGCTTTTATTGTTAATAAGGGGGAGGTTAAACTAAAATATCCAACATTCTACGAATATCTTTCATAGACCGAACTTCTCGCATTGATTCTGTGATGTGAGCAGGGAGGGAATTATCAGCGCCTCCAACCCATTGACCACAATTTTTGCAATTCCAATCAACCCATATTTCAGGATAACCGACTTGATGATCATATATGTTTATTCTATAATCACCACATACAGGACAGCAGAATTTACCTCTCTTTATTCTGTTAAGAATTACACGGTTGCTTTTCTTTTTCATCTATTACGGTTTTATTAAACAAGCACCTATTAAAGCATGACGAATAGCGTCTCTTATCTCATGACAATCTTCGTAAGTATCAACATCACGAAGTCCAGTCTTTATATCTATTACTTCAATATTAAATCGAGTTAGCCAATATTTATCAGCTTCACCCAATCCATGATTAGAAGAAACTATTATTTCCTTACCTTTATATGTCGCATGAAAATCAGACTTTGTATTTTCGTCTATATTCCTTCTTTGAATTATACACCCTGATATCTGCATATTATTTCTTTTTAATGATTATGCCCCCGAAGGGGCTGTTTATTTTATGCTACCATTAATTCGCTCATATATCTCTCATACTCATTGTATGCCTTTAGGTTCATCTCAAGAAGCTCAAATTTGCCATCTTTTTGAACACATACGAAATCAACAACTACGCCTACTTGCTTAGTCAAGAAAAGCATATATTCACCACCTTCTACTTTTATCAACTTAGGCATATCTTTAGAAGATAGATTGTAGTTCATTCTGATAACCTCACATACATCTTCAGGTCTGCAATAAGAAGAATAAGGGCTATAAGCATCTTTATTTAAGTTCTTGATGAAGTTTACTTTGTCTGAATCTATTGCTTTCATATCTGTAATTATTAATGGTTATATTTTGTTTGCTATTATTACATCACAAATATAAGATATCTTTATTCAATATCCAAAGATTATGTAATTTTATTTTGATATTATGTAAATATTGCCTATTTTTGTAATATTATAAATCAGATGTTATGGATCGTATTTTTATTTCGAAAAACGGCGTAAGATTTAAGGTCGTAAAAAGGACTGTTGCTAATACGCATTTATGCTATTTGGTGGATTTAGATCTTTATAGGAGTGTTGTTATAAATGACGTTACGAACGTTATTATTAATCCATACATATTTAAAGTAGGGTATATAAAAGCGTCCTCTATTGACGAGTATAGCCATTCTTTATCGTCGGGCTCTTATAGCGTGTGGGCGAATATGATAGATCGCTGCTATTCTGGAAAGAATGTTGCATATAAGGGCGTATCAGTATGCGATGAATGGCATAACTTTATTACTTTTGCTGAATGGCATAAAAAGAATTATGTGGATGGGTGGTCTCTGGATAAAGATTTATTTAGTATTGAGGATAAAATATACTCGCCATCTACATGCTGCTATATGCCTATGATTATAAATTCAGCATTAAGGAGAAAGATCACTATAAAGAAGGATACGTATGGCTATTATTTCTTGGATAGTACATTGGTTGAATCTCCAAAGAAAGTGTATGGACATGATAAGCTAGACGCATACCGGCTATTAATATTGCATAGACGTACATATATGAGAACTTTAGTTCATATATATTCTGACAAGTTGGATTATAGGGTGAAAATGAAACTAATACATTTATATGATAAAGAAGGAGAAGTACTTAAAAATCCAAGAAGTTCTAAAACAAAAAGGCAAAACCCAGAAGGACTTAGCTAAGTTTTTAGGAGTAAGGGAGGATTCGTTTTCGACATCCTTAAAAACAGAATCTTTGGATATAAAGAAACTTGCAAAAATCGCAAGCTTCCTTGAAGTCCCAATAGGGGCGTTATTTGATGAAGAAGAAACATTCACTTGCCCTAATTGCGGTGCAGTATATGAAATGAAAAAGAAATGAGTATGAAAAACTTTAACGAAGAAATAAAAGCCTACGCTTTAGAAAATGGGTTTAAAGAAGAATCAGGATTTGATAAAGATACATATTCTGTAATATATGAAAACGGTTGGTACTGGAACGGTATAACCTTAACTCAATCCGAATATTTGTTTGATAAAAAACCTATTATTACGCATAACATGAGAGCTTTAGTTACAGAAGAATGGACGCATATAAAATCACAAATAGGTTGCTTAGTACCTTTAAAAAGAAGTGGATTAAAAATTATAAAGAAAACAAACATAGCCTAATATCCTATGATTTCTTTTTTAACTCCCCTCTATTATCATAGTAGTCATAATATCCTTTTGGCATATCAGGTTGTATAGGAGAATATCTTTCATCTTCCAATATTCTGTCAAACTCTTCATCGGTTGCAAGTATAGGTATAGTGACACACATGCATTGCACATGAAAGCCAATAAATTTAAACGTCTTAGGGAATACAAGACCATTCATCGCACTACATATAGGGCATACGGTTGATACCCTGTTTGAATTTTGAATACGATAGCCTATTACTACCGGGTTTTGCTGAAATCTTAAGTATTCCGCTTCTCTGTATGCTCTGTTAATCTCATTTCTTGCCAACCTCAAAGCGTTTTGATAAGAACTTCTGTAGACACCTTGTCCTGGTGAATATTGTAATGCGTTCTTAGATGGTGCCAAATTACCGAACTTATCCCGAACTTTACGAAAACGCATATCGGGTTTATTAAGGTACTTCTTAATGTCGGTTGCGAGTGATTTTGCGCTTTTCCCTTTTTCGATAGCTGCGGATATAGCCGATTCTAGTTCACTTCTTAAGTTAGCATTTGAACTCCAAACACGATCAGATAACGTGAGGCCTTTAATCTTGCTTTGCTTGAATGCTTCTAGTTCTTTTATGTTAGGCGATTTTAAAGCCTTTGGAGCGACTTTATCCCTTTGAGTGAATAGTTGGTCTACTAAAGCATCATTCTTTTGATTTGACAGCCCCCATACGTCCGTAATCTTATTATTTATGTAAATGTTGACTGATAACTTTAGCTTATTGATTAAATCGTCTGCTTTGTTCTTGATTGAATGGTAATTCTTGAATAAGAAATACTCTTTATCCGAAATGCTAAGAAAAGAAGCAACCCCCAATAGTTCGTCTACTAAATCACCATAGATATTTTCTAGGTCTTTTAGTATCTTTATTTGGGTTTGGCGATATTGGGAGTCGTATTTGTTCATAATCAGGCCAGTTATACAATGTTTGATTTACAGATATTTACATCTAATTAGTAGTAGCTTTACCGCATTTCAAGGCCAGTCCTTTTTTCATGACCTTATCCTATTTTCTTTTGATATTTTACGCATCTTATTGCTAATACCTAATCGATACAGCGTAAAAGCATAATCATGCATGCAAATATGACCTTTATACATTCCAAAATTCGTTTTCTTGACATCTGATAGATATGTAGGTATCTCTTTTAGGTTATTCCATTGCTTATCAGTAAGTGGCGTTGTTTTCTTTTGAATAAGTATGCGTCCATTTTCGGAGATTCTTACACAAGGTGCAAACCACTTCGGAACATCATTATTCATGCCCTTTACCATTTCCCATAACTCCCATTCGAGGATATTATCAGACGGCAACCGGTCTACATTCTTGTGTATTTTTACAACACATGATTTATCGTAATCACATTCATAGACAACCCTCGAACAACCTTCAGCAATCAGATCACCGCAAAGCATATCGTGATAAGCCATCATTATGTCGGCACTATCAAATAATTCTATTATATCCTTTACGGTTTCGGTTCTCATTTCTTCTTTTTTATATTCGAAACTATCGCATCAATAGCCATACGAATGACAAGAAGTAAAAGTACTGTCTCAGCTAAATTACTATATATGGAATCAAGCATTTGCGTGATCGTTAATCGGTATTACTTTATTGATACTTTCTTTAAACTCTCTTAGCTCTTTAAGTTCCTTTTTCATGCTTATAATAGCTTCAAGAATGAATCCTATTTCTTCATTACCTGTCTTAACGAAGAAATTTTCAGGCTTATGTATTGCAATACATATGTTAGATATGCCTTCCTGAAGTTCATTTATCTTGTTTTGTTGCTGTACTGCAAATTGCAAATCTGTAAGTTCCATAGTTATTACTTTAAATCTATCATTTTCATAGCAATGGTTCGCATATCCTCCAAATGTTTTTCTGTCGCCTCTAGTTTACCCACAACAAAATCATTGCTTTTTTCATATTTGTTATTTGCTTGATTATATTTTTTAGCAAGCAGTTCTATAATCATGCCCCCAAGATCGTATGGCATAGACAAAAGAGGTTTTGCAGATTCTGCCATCATCTCATCACCTTTCAAGTGTGTTCTGACTATCTTTTCTCCATCATATCCAATTATACACCGCCCTTCAAATGTCATTTCACATGCAAATATCTGAATTCGATTTTTAGCTATGTCTTGCTCAATTATTATGTCTATCATACTGTTATATTGTTTTTCGTTTACCACTCTTAAATCTTCTCGTTGGTCTATTCTCTCTGTGATATAGATAGCGTAGAAAGTTTAGGATTGCTTTCATTGGCTATTTAGCTTAATATATGATTTCAGTACCCCAAGGTCTAACTGTAGGGAATATACTTGGAGGGAAAATGATTGGAGTAATAGGCTTATTAACCTGTTCTACTGTAACTGTTCTTTCTATGGTATATTCTTCGCATGAATCAGGAAAAGCTGACTCTAGGAAATCCATAATCTCTTTAATACTTGCATCTTCCCATACTATAATACTTTTCTTTTCTGTATCTACTGTTATTCTCATAATTTTTAAATTTTAGTTATACTCCTATAGGGTAATTGCTTACTTCATTTTTCTTCTTTTCGTCTTCCTCAATATCCAAAAGTTCCTGATCCACGTTGTCCTCTTCAACAAGTCCTGCAAGTATAATCCCTGTCTTGCGTGATGCTATACCACCCATAACAGCATCACCAGCATTTTTAATCTTGTCAGAAGTACTATCGATCATATAAGGGACAATCTGAACATCTATATCTATAGTCTCAGAGGCATCAGCATAAGCAGTATTAACCGATCCGATAGCAGAGACAAGAAAGTTATAACGCCTTTGCAAATGCTCTCCTAATGTCTCAGCGTGCATTTCTACTGCCATGTGAGCACCCATAAAAGCATATTTGAAGCTTACACCAGAGAAAGCATTCCCCATACCCTGTAAGTTTTCAAAGCTTATACGAGGCGTATTTGTGAGGGAATAAGCATTTTCTGTAAGTGTATCTATTTCTAGTTTTGCAGCCTCTGGTGTTTGCTGCCATGAAAGATATTTTAAGTCTCCTTGATTCTCTAGTTCTACTAACCCCCCTCTTGCTGCCTTCGGATTATTGCCTATAACTTTACCGGTTGCAACCAACTTAGGAAAGAAATTATAATCAATACAATCTCCATAGTTAGATATTATTGTTTCTAACCTATTCCTTATAGGTCTTATCTTAGCGCATAATGATTTCTCTCTGTATGAGTATATTGTTGGGTTCTTTTTGAAATTATGCTTAAATGGATACCCCGGAGCATTAGACCAGTCAGCACCATTTTGCACCCATAGATATACTGAATTATCATCTACAAACTGAAAGTAATTAATAGTAGTGCCATCAGCTTGCTTGATCATATATTCACGTCCTAACCCTTTATAATCATTGGCATCATCAAAGAATGGCCAAAGAGTATCACCACGGAAAGGCGACCAGACAGCACATTTGAATTTACGTGTAGCATTTGTCTTAATACCGAAAACAGATTTTACTTTATTCAGTATCAGTTTCCAAAAGCTTTTATCTTCAACAGTGTACCAATACTCAGCAACTTCTTGTTCCGCTAACCATGAACGAACGATGCGTTTATTTAGATACTTAACTTTATTCTTTCGGTCGATAGTTTTAACAACCTTGAAAAGCTCTTTTTCTTTGTTATCATCGGTTTCACAAGTTAGATTTGGTTCTGTACCAACCGTAAAAGCAGTATGAATATTGACTATATCTTGCTCGAGTGGTAACGGAATGCGATTAACCGGCTCTTCTTTGGTTATGGCCATCTTTGTTACTTTACCTGTCAAAGGATCTCTTTCTTCCGGGCTGATAACTTTTATCTCATCAGGGCGTAAATTCTTATCCATGACATCGTGAAGCATCGGATCCCAATCTTTTTTTAACTGCTCTACTTCAACTATGGGTGTTTTCCTAGCCTGTTTAATAAGTTTTATCTTATCGGCTATATTTTCTTGTGATAGTATCTCTTGTAATGTCATATATTCGTTTTTAGTGGAAAACTCCTGTTAAATCAATGCTTACCGATTTGCCTCTCATTTCTACAGTCCCTGTTAAAGCATCTTCGGCATCATCATGCTTATTTTTGCCCTCTTTCCTGTATGATTTCAAATGACTAGCAAAATCAGGCCATCTCCTTTCCCAATCGTTTGGAAAATATGTAATATTGCTTACTTCTGCTGATTTGGTAAATATTCGCACTTGTTTATTTTCAGATTGATTAAACCATTCTATTTTAGTATAATTATTTCCTATTATACGAAGCTGTTTTTCTACGGCTCTTGCGAATGACCTACCTGCACCGTTGCTTTCAATGAATGCAATTTCAGTCATATTCTTAGCTAACATTTCAGCAGTTTTAGGCTCTGTATATTCCATTGGTTTAGATGTGTAAATTACATCTGTAATGAAATTACCTATTTCGGTTTCATCATAACATATAGAACATAGATAATCAGATCCTGTATCTGCTGTATCTGTATAATTTCGTTTTAATCTTTTTTTTGTGAATGGTATTGTTTCGTATGTTTTAAACGTACTATACATTAACCCCTCTATAGGAGTAGGATTTTGCATATACTGTGTGTCGAATACATAAGGATCATTACGTTCTATCTTTCTTAACTCTTCGATAGTATGCTTATGCTCCCATAATGGTTTTTCGTCTCCGTTCTCGTCTATGTGGATAGCAGGCAAAGACAACACCGTCCACTCGTCAGGCTCTTGTTCTATAAGATATCCGCATAAATCATGTTCATGCAGTCTTTGCATAATTATAATTATAGGGGTATTTCTGCTATTCACACGGCTTCGTATAGTGTTTTCAAACCTTTTATTTACTCGCTCCCTTACCAGATCAGATAGTGCATCTTCAGGCTTTAGCGGGTCGTCAATTATTATTGCTCCTGCGAACTTCTCAGTTTCATAAACAGGCATAGTGTCGAGTTCTTGACAAAGTTCTTTAATCAAGTCGCTTGTTTCTTCGTCTTCTTCGTCAATCTCCCCGGCTCCGAACCCTGTAACCTGACCTCCTGTTGATGTCGCATATACTCCACCGCCAGCAGTTGTATCCCATTTCTTCTTTGAATCGGAAGACTTAGAAACTTTTACAAATGGGAATAGCTGTTGATATGCCTCGCTCTTAACGATATCTCTTACCTCTTCGGAATTATCAATAGCCAAAGAATCAGAAAAAGAAAGATGTATAAATTTAGAACGTGGGTTTAAAGCTATTCCGTAAGCTATAAGGTTCTTTACCGCAAGCTCTGTTTTCCCATATCTAGGGGGTACGTTTATTATTAGCTTAGTTATCTTTCCATCTATGACATCGTCTAAAGCCTTAGCGATCTTTTCGTGATGTTCGGCGACAATGAATTTCTTCTTATTGTTACGTAAGAAAAAGTATTTTGTAGAGTTTAGTACACTTTTAGTGCAATAAGCCTGCATCATTGTATTTCCATCAATCGCCGAGTTCATCTATAATCTTTCTTGCGAGTTCTTTTGTCATTGGTTTAACTGTAACATTAGCATCCATTTCAACCTTAGTAGCTGCATCAAATCCAAGCATCTTATTAATACTGTCGAGACTCTTTTGCTTATCGTATAGTTCAATCTTTACATATTCCACATCGACAATATCCGGCTCATCATAAGTTCCTATATTCTTTTTTATGACTTTAGTAGATATACTTTTGATACATGCTTTTTGCTCATCTGTCAATGATTCTAATTCTACTCTTTCAATCCAAGTATTATGCAAATGAGCTATCGATGAAAAAGCAATCTTCTCATGCTCTTTTATAACTCTTAAAGCAGATATACCCGCCGTCTGAGCAAGATTGTCTTGCATTTCCTTAATTCTATTTAGAATGTAAGGTTTTCTAAGGTTCTCGGATGCTATAGTAAAGGCTGTCTTCTCACTATAACCTGATCTTATAGCTGCTTGTGTTGCATTAAAATCAATGCAATACTCATAACAAAATCTCTCTTGTTTTGCCGTAAGTTTTATTTCGTTATCTTCTTGCATTATTTCAGTCCGTATAAATCAATTCTATCTAATATCTCACTATAAAGGTAGTCAAGTGATGATTGAAAGTCTTTGTAGAACTTATACCACGAGCAAACAGAACGCAAACTATTTGAAATATGAGAAGGTGATAAGTTTAGGACATCTGCGATAACGTCCCTCTTTCCTCTTTCAAGAAATTGCCCTGCGAATATTCGAGGTGAATAAAGCAAGGCAGCAATAATTAAGAAGTAGTGTTTTGTGTCGTATCTGAAATTATTTATTTCTTCTCGTTCGTTACATAATTGAGTTACCCAATCATACACTTTGTAAATAGTATCTATGTCTTTTAAGTCTGACCTTAGAACTATCTTCTCTACTTCACGAAGTTTGTCTAATTGTATTTGGTAGTTTTCTAGGTCGGTAATTCTCTTTTGAAGTAATCCTTTCTCTTGAATTTTAACGGTTTCCATATACTCTGCAATTTAAATTATTACTAACTTTGTATTGCAGAGTACTTTTTGTTTTAAGTTAAGATTAAAAAGAAGGCAACCTTAGTAATGCGGGGTTGCCTTTTTGTTTTGTTGATGTTTATTCGCTTCTATTATCTTATCGTACATGATTTGGTTCTTGTTGTACATCTTTACTCCGTACGATACTGTTGCATGATTGTATCCGGCCATCTTTCCGATGTCTTCTACTTTTAGACCTTGCTTTCTTAATTCAGAAAAACGCTTATATCTTAAGGCTACTTCTATACCTGTGCTTCCTTTTCGTTTTGCCATCTTATAAATAAAAAAAGAGAAACATAAAGCCTCTCTTTTAATAAATTATTAAAAAATTATTATTATAAATTATCCGGATTATTATCTATTGCTTTGGTTATCATTTCTCCAAGATCGTGAGTATCATCTGTATTGTCTTTTTCTGCAAAATATATGTACAAATCACTACCAGATATATAACCGAGAAAAGCATCTATTGTATAATTTTTTTCGCCCAGCTCCACAGCATTTACCTGGTCTATCCTTATATTACCCTTTTGAGCCACACGATAAGCTGACAACCCTCTTTCTTCGCGAAAAGTCCTAAGCCTTTCGCCTATGACTTCTCTATAACTTTTTTTATCCATTTTTTCTATAATCGATTATCATATTTCCTTTTTCAACATTGCAATCCCGGCATAATGTCTGTAAATTACTTTCATCGTTAGACCCACCACGAGATATAGGTCTAATGTGATCAATGGTTAATTTATCCTTTGATCCACATTTTAAACATAGTTTGTCTCGAGAAAATATTTTTTCTCTTAACATTCTTGTCATACCCATACCAAAAGAGACTCTTATTAGATTAGGGCATGATCTATCACAATCTTCACACGGCATTTTAAAAACCGAACATTTACCAGTTTTTTCGCAAAACCATTCATAAGATAATTTCTTCATCTTATATTAAAATGTTTTTTTATAAAACTTTGCGATACACCAGTATTTTCGGATAACGATTTTATTTCTTCGTGTGAAGCGAAACGGCTTAGTGTATATCCTCTTAGCTTATCCTCATTAGCATTATTCCTATTTATTCTCATTTCGGCTATACGTCCATCATTTGATTGTTCTTCCCCCTCGTCTTCATTTTTAAAAACAAAGATATCTTTATCATAGCTACCATCTTTCCAGTCGTTTATTATTTCTTGAAAGTCTGCTATATCATAATCTCTTCTTTCGCAGATATATTCTATCTGCCTTTCAATTGAAAGTAATTGATTATCGGCACTCTTTACGTATAGTTCTATATCGCTTGTGCCTCTCAGGCGTTCGTTAGGTTCGTGATCCGAAACTCTCACCTTCAACCCTTTTATATTGTAATACTGGCTCATAACTTTTGTTATTTATAATAAATTCCTTTGATTTTCTCTTTCTTGTTCGAAAATAGCTTGTGATTTAATATCAATATTTTCTAATTTTTTAAGTTCTACTTTTTTTGAAAACAAACTATCTTCTATTTCATAGTGAAATTTACCTTCGTAAAATGAAACCTCATATTCATTTTGATGAAAATATATTTTACCACAAGAACCTAAAACCATCAATATGTCATTCTCATCTGTTTCAACTTTGCCTATTTTATCTGTTAGTATCATAATCTTTGTTATTTGTTTTATTTTTATATAACAAAGATAATGCGTTTTTTCGTACCATGCAAATATTTAGTGCGTTTTTTAGTATGTTTTATAACATGTTTTTTAATATTCTAAGTCATATTCTTTTATCTACTAATTTTATTAAGAAGACTCTGTCTCATTCTTTGTCTATTTCTGTGATATTTTCGTTTTCTTAGTTTTGAAAAATGCCTATAGGCTATAAACCATGAAATATCACTACACAGTCCATATAATTTTAGTATGTGAATATAAAATTCACGTGACACACAAAACTCACCTGCATCAAGTCCTTTCTTCTGAACTAGAATATACGTTTCTGATTCGGAGATCCCTATAAACCAGTTCTCTCTGATTCTTTTAAGTAATTTATCTTTCATTTTGTTACATTTTGTTGTACTGGCCCGTTGACGAACCCTCACTTTTGATATTTATTCCGGGAATATTTTTAAAAAATGTCAGAAATGAATAAGTTTAAAGCCTAAATCAATAGCTAAATCATATTCTAAACTAGCCCCTTTTGAATACTCCCATCCATTAAGCATGTATATAGCATCACAATCAAGCAATAGCTTTAAATCGGCTCTCATGTGTTCGTTCCATGTTGCATTTGTGGGCAGTCCGTTATTAAGAGGATTTACGACCTCATATCCTTGTTCTAAAAGTCGTACTTCAGCATTAGTGAAGTTGTTATAGACAGTTTCTAA